CGTCCTGCCTATACCAAAGGGGTTGTTGGGGTTCCCCCCCACCCTAGTCTGAGTCGATGTTTGAAAAAACAAACCCTAAAATGCACCCCCAAATTAAGCACAAGCAAGCTATTAAACTCAATTTAGTTTTATCTTATTTTCGTAATCTTTAACGATCTGTTTCAAATCTTCCTTTGTCACAGTTTCTTCAAACCAGTCTTGTGGGTAGTAATCGTAAATTTCTTCTTGATTATCTCCATTGTAACCAAGAGCATAATCTTTTGGTACAAAGTTTTTAATGGTGAAATCTCTAACTTCATCAAAACCTCTTACAGTAAAGTAAACTATTAAATCCTTATCGTCTAACTCTGAATCTTCGTAACTAAATAAATACAACATACTTAAAACTTCTTTGCTACTGTTCCGCCTGGTCGTTTAATAATACCACCAAATCCATTCCCCTCTTCTCTAACTGACTCCATAAACTCGTCACAACAAACAGCTTCGGGACAAACTACTTCTCCATCAACTATTTTCATTGTGTGTTTCTTAATCTCCTTTATAGTGGAGTTACACTTGTTACATTTAAACTTAGCCATAGTTTATTTTTTTAGGTTCTTTAATCTGTTAGTCAGAACAACTAAACTTACAGCAATTTTGTATTTCATCCTTAGGTATCTCTGTGTAACCTTTAAGGTCATACCTCTCTTGATTGATGCTCTTAGAGCTTTTGTGATTATTCCAACCATCTTTAATTGCTTTAATGATTAATGAAAAAGTTTGTATCATTTATCTTTATTAATAAATGGTTCTACTACTAAAATAACGGACAATATAGTCACGATTAAAATTATTACGTTCTGTATCATAATGTTTTTTCTTTGTTAATTTCTGCATCGATTATTATATCTCCCCAGGAGTAAGCCTCGCTAGGAGTTTTAAAGTGCTTAGAGTATTGTGTACTCCAGTTACCTGTTTTAGCACCTCGCTTGTAAACACCACAAATCCAACCTGAACCTGCGTTAGCCAAAGGACTTACTTGAATCCACCAACCTATCTCTAGGTAGTAGTCAATGACTCGTTCATTCATATCTTAGTCTTTAAAATAATAATACCCACTTTCTTTTTCCTTTTCTAACCTACCATTACCTTTATTTTTGTAGTAATCTAAAGATTGATTCTCCCATAATTGCCATTCTATGATTTTATCTACCAATTCATTCATAGTTTTTGCAGTTAAATTAAGCTCTTGGTCTTTACCTCTAGTTATTTTTAATGTAATATCCATCTTAGTCTTGTTTAAGTTCTTTGTTGACCACTACAATATTATTCTTTAACTCTCTTTAGTATATTCACAGGGTTTTTACCTTGACTTATTTTAATTTTATCTACAGCAATAGCGCATTCTCTTTCAGAATCTAAATTAACACGTCCTACTCCTGCCATATTTACACGCCATTTAATTACGCCTTTAGTCATAACTCCAGCCACGCATTGATATTTACTTTTTACATACTGTTGTCTTGTAGTCATCTGAGTCTTCTTAAGTAAACCTAGAGTAAGGTGTGAAATTTTCTCAAACACACCTTACTTTTCGGTATTAACAAAAGTAAAGTAAATCGATCTTTACATCTCGCCTGTATTTGCCTGCCTATTTCCTACGAGCAGGACTTTTCACTATATGCTCCACTCACGCAGGAAGCTCTCGTATAAGTACCACCCCTAAAAATTTAATACACCTAATCCTGTATTTGGATTAAAGCTTGGGGTGGTTTAGTGCAGCGTTCAAGTGGCTTGCTCACTTATAAATCTCTTTTGTTTAATGGCTCGTGTTTTATTCTTATTCCGACATCGGTTAAGTTACAATCTTTTATATAAGCAGTAAGAAAATCAAAAACTTTAGATAGATCCTGGCTTCTATATTTAATAGAGTTTGGTTGCCCATTCTTTCTTTTAGTGTTTTTATCAGTTAAAGTTCCTTTGTACCACATTACTCTTTTTCTTTACGCTTACCTTTGTAAGCATTTTTATCGTATAAAGTACCATATTGAAGTCCTAAAACTAACATTGTATTATCTCCTACAACAAATCCTTTTTCGTCTACAATTTTAACCTTAATATCTGCTAACGAAGTTAAGTATTTTTCTTTTGATTTCATAGTTCTGTTTTTAGTTTCTTAAGGCAAATGTACATCAACATTTGTTAATCCACAAGTAAATGTTAATTTGTTTGTAAAATTTCTTAGCCCCATATAAATTTTGACCAAAATACACGAATTAAGGCTTAAACATCTCATTATCAATAAATAACATTTTAGGGGTCAATTAGGGGTCAACGATACCCCTATAGACAAGGATAAGGATAAGGATAAGGATAGTTCTTTCTTTTTTGTTTTACTTTTTTCTTTCTTAGGAAATAATGTTATCTTTGAAGTGTTATGCCAAACCGATTACCTACAGAAATAAAAAAACAACGTGGAACTCTAAGACAAGATAGGTTAAATCCTAACGAGCCTGAACTTCCCTCGGTTATACCTCCTACACCAACCTGGTTAAGCGAGGATGGGCAAAAGACTTTCTTAGAGCTAGGAGTTGTGCTTCACGATATGTCTGTGCTTACCAACGCAGATGCTTTGGCACTAGAATTGCTCTGTGACTCATACAGCGAATACAAGGCAGCCAAGCAAGTCATAAACGATTTAGGTGCGACAGATGTTCAAGTAACTAGAGAGGGTAACGCTAAGACTGTTATTCGACCAGAAGTTCAGATTGCTAATCAATCTTTTGTTAGAGTCTTTCAACTTCTTAAAGAATTTGGTTTAACTCCATCGAGTCGGGCTAAGGTAAATTCAATCGAGCAACAAGCTCAAACTCCCGACATCAAAATAGAAAACTTCTTTAATAACGATGAATAACCTTAAAAATATGAAAGATTTTGAAGAAATGAAGTCAGACATTATCCGTAAACTGCAAGACATAACATATAAAGGTGGTGACTTTGGGGATTTAGGTAATGAAGTTGGATTTGTGTTGGGTAAATACACAATTAATGAAACGGCTTTTGAGGATGCAACAACTACACAAGATTTTATAGATGGATTTAAACACGGTGTATCATTAATTGATGGAACGCATTAAATAATGAATAACCTTAAACACATTGACGAAACCAAATGGTATTTCGATGAGAAGTCAGCCAAGAGAGCTGTAGACTTTATCGAGATGTTCTGTCAACACGTTAAAGGCGATTTAGCAGGTCAGAAGTTTATACTTGAAGAGTGGCAAAAGGATGACATTATCCGCCCTCTATTCGGTTGGAAATCTAAGAAGACCAAATTAAGACGATTTAGACAATGCTTTGTGTTTATACCTCGTAAGAATGGTAAGACTAATTTAATGGTTGGTATCGCTCTCTATATGCTTTTTTCAGATGGAGAGAAAGGAGCTGAGATTGTTTCCGCAGCAGCCGATAAAGAACAAGCTAGATTATCGTTCTCTATCGCAAAGCAAATGGTTTTACAAAATCCTGAGTTACTTAAACGAGCAGGTACTTACAGAGATTCAATTACTTACGATAAAGTTGGATCGTACTACAAAGTAATCTCAGCAGACGCAGATACTAAGCACGGACTAAACCTTTCTTGTTGTTTACTTGATGAGATACACTCTCACAAAAACAGAGATTTATATGATGTTTTACTTACTTCTATGGGAGCAAGGAAAGAGCCTCTTATGCTTGGTATTACCACAGCAGGTGCAGGTCATCAAAAAGACCACATTTGTAAGGAGCTTTACGATTATGCGAAGAAACTTATTGAGGGTACTATCGAAGACGACTCATTCTTAGGCGTTGTGTATGAGGCAGGTAAAGACGATGACATCTTTGACGTTGAGGTGCAAAAGAAAGCCAACCCAGGCTTCGGTACTATCATCACCGAAGAGTATATGCAACAACAATCGGTTAAAGCTAAAAACGAACCTTCATACGAAAACACTTTCCGTAGATTGCACCTAAATCAATGGGTTGCTAACGAAACTAAATTTATTAGTGACGATAAGTGGATGGAGGGTGATGTACCTGTAAATGAAGCTTACCTTAAAGGAAGAGCTTGTTACGGAGGTTTAGATTTAGCTTCTACACGAGATGTTACTTGTTTATCGCTTTTGTTTCCTGACGATAACGATGGCTACGACATATTACCGTTCTTTTTTATACCAGAAGAGAACGCTTACAAACGCTCAGAACGAGATAAAGTAGATTACGTTAAGTGGCACAGGCAAGGTCACGTAATCTTTACTCCTGGTGACGTTTGCGATTACAACTACATAAAGCAAAAGATTCGTGATTTAAGCGAATTATACGATATTAAAATGATAGCCTACGATAGATGGAACGCTTCTCAAATCGTAATCGACCTTACAGAAGAGGGATGCCCAATGATTCCTGTAGGTCAAGGTTACAGAACTATGTCACCTGCTACCAAAGAGTTCGAAACACTAATTTTAAGTGGAAACATTCGTCACGCAGGAAACCCTGTGCTAAGATGGATGATGTCTAACGTAGTGTTAACCGAAGATCCAGCAGGAAACGTAAAGCCTAATAAGGCAAAATCAAACGACAAAATTGACGGTATAGTATCTGTGTTAATGGGATTAAGCGAGTCGATGAAAAACAAGAATCAAGGTGGAACAGGATATGATAGCAAAGAGATTTTCTTTATCTAAAGAAGAAATAATCACCTCCAATCAAGGAAGTATTAGAGCAATTTGCTCAAGTGTATTGTCTAACAACAACGACATTCACCTCTTAGACGACCTTATTCAAGATATAAACCTAATTCTACTGACTCAAATGGATGAAACGATTGAGTCTTTGCACGAAACAAACCAATTTGAGTATTTCGTGGCTCGTGTGGTCACCAATCAAGTAATTAGTACATCGAGTCCCTTTCACAACACTTATCGTCTTAGAGAGCCTAAAAACCACCTTAAAAGCGATAATTACGATATATTGCCAGACTTGCTTTGGTATAATTTAAGTAATTTAAAGCACAAAGGAATGAGAGATGTTATGTACTTAAGGTTCGAATATGGTCTAAAAATACAAGAAATATCATTAATTAAGGGTTATAGTCCAAGCTACATACATAGACTTATAGGGCTTTCTTATAAATTAATTAAAAATAGTTCAAAAATTTAGTTCACATTTTCGCTGTTTTTACTATTTATAGTTGTACGGCGTTTCATAAAAACAACCAATTTGGGTATATTCGACATTTTTACGACAAGAAAGCAAGCTCCTGAGCAAGAGGAGAGAAATTTGTATGGGCAAACTATACTAGGTCCTGCTTTTGGCTCTGCTTCGGGAGAGTTGGTTTCAAAGGAACAATCAATGCGAATCGCAGCGGTTTGGTCTTGCGTTAGAGTATTGTCAGAAACAATCGCTTCTTTACCAATAGCGCAATATCAAGTTGACCCTGAAACGGACAGAAAATCTAAATTAAATTCCCCCCTGAATGATTTAGTAAGTAAACAACCCTCTGATTTATTTAACTCTTTTATGTTCTATGAGCGAATGCTGGTAGACCTTAGCTTAGATGGAAACTTCTACGCTTGGATTGAGAGAAACGGAGCAGGTTTACCTATTGGACTTCACCCTATACAAGCCATTGACGTTGACATCTATATGTCGCCTGATGGTAGAAGTGTTTATTACGAAATAAACCAAAACAACACAACATTTGTCTACCCACACACAGGTAGAGTGAATTCGATAGATATGATACATTGCAAGGGTATTTCTCTTGACGGTATCGAGGGTCAATCGCCTATCGAGTCAGCAGCAGAAACTTTAGGTATCTCACTAGCTTTAAACAAGCACGCAGGTTCTTTCTTTAAGAATGGAGCTTCTGTAGGTGGTATACTTAAACACCCTGGAGTGCTTAAACCCGAAACTGCGAAACGACTTAGAGAGTCTTGGTCTAGCAATTACGGTGGATCAGCTAATACAGGTAAGACAGCTATACTCGAAGAGGGTATGGATTTCGTACCTAAGATGCTACCTAACAACCAGGCACAGTTCTTAGAGTCAAGACAATTCCAAGTAAGTGATATTGCTCGAATCTTTAGAGTACCAAATCACCTTATAAACGATTTACAAAACACTAGCTACAATTCAGTCGAAGCACAACAAATCGACTTTGTAGTTCACACAATAACACCTTACTTAAAACGAATTGAAACTGAGTTAAACTCTAAATTAATTCCTTTTAATAAAAAAAGTACGCAATATTTTAAGTTTAACGTAAACGCTCTTCTAAGAGGTGATTCCAAGTCGAGAGCAGATTACTACCGTACTTTGGTGAACATCGGTGTACTATCGCCTGATGAGGTTAGGTCTTATGAAGACTTAAACGCTGTAGGTGGTAATTCTGAGTTGTTCTATATGCAATCTAATATGTTGCCAATAGATAACTTAGGCGAAGGAACATCAAGAGAAGAAATTAACAATATTGAAGAAGAAGACAATGAAGAAGAATAACAAAGAAACTAGAGTTTACTCTAAGGCTTCAATAGAGGTTCGGATGAATGAAGACTCAAAAGAAATTCAAGTAAGCGGATACGCTTCTTTATTTGATCACGAGAGCAGAGATTTAGGGTTTAGAGAAACTATAGGTCGTAATGCTTTTGATGGTAGATTAGATGATAATGTAATTTTAACATTTAACCACGATATGAACTCTATCTTAGATAGAAATCACGGTGGTACGCTTAAATTGTCCGTAGATAATTTAGGTTTAAGATACGATGGTACATTACCTAACACGTCGGTTGGGCGAGATGTCGCTGAACTTATGCGTAGGGGATTGCTTTACGAATCTTCTTTTGCTTTTACAGTAGAGGATGACGATTGGAGTAAAGACGGTGATGTAACAAAGAGAAATATCAATAAAATCGGAAGGTTATTTGATGTTTCTATAGTTGGTGTTGGAGCTTATTCTGATACTGATGTCGCTTTACGTTCTTTAGAAGAATTTAATAGTTCTAACGAAGAAGTTAAAGAAGAAGAGGTTGAAGACCTTTCAATGATTAATTTATTAACAAACGAGTTAACGCTCAAAAGTAAACTGTAAAAGATGAAAAATTCTGTAGAATTAAAGCAAGAGAGAGCAGGTATCATTACTGATGCGAATGCTTTACTTGAGCTTTGTAAAACTGAGTCACGTAATTTAACTGCCGATGAGCAAGTTTCTTACGATGAGAAAATGTCTAAAATAGACGAATTAAAAAAATCACTAGAAATGGTTGAAAGACAAGAAAAATTAAACGCTGAGATTGCTTCTAAAGTAGTAGCACCAGTAAGCAACGAGCCAAAAGAGGTGAGAGATTTCTCTTTCTTTAAGGCAATTAATGACTTTACTGATGGTAAATTAACTGGAGTAGAACGTGAAATGCACGAAGAGGCTGTAAACGAAGCTCGTTCAGTAGGTCGTTCAATTGACGGTTTAGGTATTCCATCTTTTATGTTAGAATCTCGTGCTGTTTCTCAAGCAGGTTCAGCAATCGCTCCTACAAACGTAATGGGTTATGCTGATGCGTTAAGAGAAAACTCTGTATTTAGTAGAGTTGGTGCAAATATTATGACTGGTCTTGCAGCAAACACTACAATTCCTGTAGTTGGAGCGCAAGGTGTAGATTGGGCAACAGAAGTTGCTGCATCAGATAATGGTGGAGCCGATTTTACTAAAGTTGAATTAACTCCATTCCGTTTAGCTTCTCACGTTAACATCTCTAAGCAATTATTGTTGCAAAACGGAGCTAGTGCAGAACAAGCTATTATGCGTGATTTAGGTCGTGCAACAGCAGCTAAAATTGACGAAAGTATATTTAAAACAGCAGCAAACGCAGCAGGTATTCCTGTATCTTTAGGTGTGTTAGCAACAAGTACATTTACTGCAACAACTCCTTTTGCTGATTACGCATCTATTATGTTAGATTTTGTTCTTGCAGAAGCGCAACTTGCAGAAGAGGGTGGTCTTGATGGAAATTTAGCTTATGTAGCTTCTCCTAAATTGATGGCTCAATTAAAGCAATCAGCTCAAGTAGCAGCAGTAAATGCGGGTATGCAAGGTTCTTTAATCAACGGTTATCCTACTTTCTTTACTAACGCTTGTACTAATGTAGCAGATACATCTGCTGATTTCTTCTTCGGTGACTTCTCTAACCTTTACGTTGGAATGTTCGGTGGACTAGATATTATGGTAGATCCGTATTCTAGAGCAATAAATGGAGAAACTAGATTAGTTCTTAACCAATATATGGATTGGGGTGTATCTCACGGTAAATCATTTGTGAAAAACACTTCTTTAACAGCTTCGGCTTAGTAGTATATATTTAATTAAAGGGAGTCCTTCGGGGCTTCCCTTTTTTAACTTTTTTAATTAATCTATGTATTTAGACCCAAACTTAAATATACAAGGCGATTTAGTTTTAATTGATAATCCTACTACAAAAGTAGTGACTTATACTGAAATTAAAGAACAGCTACGCATTGACTCAAATGACGAGCAAAGTTTATTAGAGGCTTACATAGATGCTGCTACTGATATGGCTGAGAACTATTGTAATCGCCATTTTATAACACACGAATATAGATTGTATTTTAATGAGGTAATAAGTTCAGCTTCATTAATTTTTCCTAATTGTGTTTTAAAAAACAACGGAAATCAAACTTGCGTTAATTGGATAGATGTAAATGGTGCCGCTCAAGGTAACAACGAAGCTTATATAGATTCTTATTCAAATCCATCGTTAGTTTATTTAAATAGTAACTTCATAAGTCCTACATTAAAGGATAATTGTGCTAATGTATTTTGGTATGAGTTTAAAACAGGATTTGGTGATGCTGCAACCGACACTCCCGAAGCAATCAAGCAAGCTATAAAATTAATTGTAGCTGATATGTATTATTTTAGAGAAGATAGAAAGCGAGCGTTTCCTATGGCTTCTCAAATATTATTACAACCTTATAAATGTTATTATTAGATGGCGTTTATAAGTCAAATAAAAGCAGGTGATTTTAATGTTCGTGTGAACTTAAAGTCGTTTACAGCAGCTCAAGATAATTTCGGTGGTGTAACTAATACTTATGCAACTGTAACTACTGTTTGGGCTAATAAAAATGTTAAATCTCTTCGTGATATAGAGGAGAAATTCGAGGGTAAAGAGTTAGTATCTTACGGTAGATTTGTTTATACTATACGATATTCTACTGAAACTAAAGTTATACAATCTAACTGGGTTTTAGAAGAAGTAGGTACAGGTAGAAACTTAGATATTATTGGGTATGTAATTGACCCTAGAAATGAATTTATAGAGATATTTATTAGTGATGACTTACCAACTCAATCACCTGTATAAATGGGTATATTTTCAAAGAAACCTCAAGTAACTAAAGACCAAGTAATAAAGGTTAAAGGTCTTGAAGCAGCAATGTCTAGTTTAAAGAAACTCGGTGCAAACGAGAAAACAGCTAGAACTAAAATTAACAAAGCATTAAGACCTGCTGCAATGAAAGCAGTAAAGTCTTTGAAGTCAAAGTACAAATCAGGAAGTAAGAACAAAGTTCCTGGTCAAAGATACGATGCTTCTACTAAAAGTAAATCAGTCGGTAAATCTATAGCGGATTCGATTGGTATAATTACAGCTAAAAGGTCTAAAGACCCTGGATTATTTGTTGGAACACGATTAAAACACCTTAACCAAACTTGGGTCAAAGGTAAAAAGAGTAGAAATTTACCTGCGATGTTAGTTAATGGCACAAAGGAAAGGACTCACAAAAACGGTAAGTCGGTAGGTAGAATAAAAAACCAACCTAATTACTACAAAGAAGTTATGAACGAAAAAGGTTCTAATATAGCTTCAACAGCAGAAAGAGATGTATCTAAAATGTTAGATAGAATGTTTAAACAAGCAGGATTTAAATAGACATATGTTTCAAGAGATAGGAAAAGAAATAGTAACTAAGTTGAATAACACAGCTACCTTTACTGCTGCTAACGGCAGTAATAAGGTGTTTCCTGTCATTATACCCCAAGGTGTAAACTATCCATCTACTACATTTGAGATAACGAACGTGAGTAACTTTATGAGTAAAAACAACTCGTTAAATTCTTGTGATGTATCGATTAGGATAGCTTGTTTTGCAGACGGATATGAAGTAACATATAATCAAGCTAAGGCGGTAGTAGAAGCTTTAGATTTGTTTGAGGTGACATACACCGAAAGTGGCGTGAGTTATGTAGCGAAGTTTAGGTTTGAAACCCTAGATGACGAGTACTTTAAATCAGCCGAAGTATTCTACAAAAACGTAATATTTAACTGTTTAATTATTAAACAATAAACCAAACACAAAATGGCAATTTTAAACGCAACAGACGTAGTTCTTAAAGTAACAGTTGGAGGGTCTTTAGTTCCTGTAGCTCACTCTACATCGGCTTCTATTTCTATGAATATGGATTTAAGAGATTCAACAACTAAATCATCAGGAGGATGGCAAGATAACTTAGGTGGCTTACGTTCTTACGAATTAAGTGGAGATTCTTTTGTAGATATAGCAACCGATGCAGGTTCTGCTGACATACTTGAGTTATGGACAGCTTGGAACGCAAGAACAGCCGTAGCTATAGAATTTAGTGCTACAGGTATGGTATATACAGGTAACGCCTTTATAACTTCTATTTCAATAGATGCAGGTGTAGAAGAAAATACTACGTTCTCTGTTTCTTTAACAGGTACAGGAGAGTTGTTCCAAAACGTATAGTATTAACTTTTAAATCCATTAATTATGGCAATTATAAACGCATCGGATTTATTGGTTTACAAAAAATCACCTGCTGACGTAGCTCAAGTAACTAGAATTAGAGTTTTAAAAGTAAGCCCTTTAAGTGGTGTTGGTAGTGTTAAAATTTTAAATACGACAGATAGTTCAGGAAATAATGTCGCTGAGTTAGAAACATTATCAGTATCAAATAACGGCTTTGCATTATTATCCGTTATAAGAGCTACATTAAATGCTAATGGTTATACTGGAGCTGGTAGTATCATAGATGATGGTGATTTTTATTATTTAGATTTTACTAACACTTTTCCAGGGGACGTTAACACTTTAAGTTTTGCAGATGGTACAGCTACAATAAATGAAGGTGCTATAGAGGTTATTGTAATTACATCGGGTCAAACTAATAACGACTACGAACCAATCGCACATAGTACATCTGCTTCTGTTTCATTCAATATGGACTTGAGAGATACCACCACGAAAGATAGTGGAGGATTTCAAGACAATGAGGGTGGACTTAGGTCTTTTGAATTATCTACGGATGCTTTGCAAGATGTTAACGCTGATTTAGACTTTAAAGAGTTCTTTAATGATCTTAATTCTCGTAGCGAAGTTACGGTAAGATTTTCAGAAAGAGATACAGGCGTGAAATGGGAAGGTTTAGGAATTGTTACAAGTGCGTCTATGGATGCAGGAGTCGAGGATAACACAACCTATTCTGTTTCAATAACAGGTACAGGAGTATCAACTCAAGGAACGTATTAATAACAACAACAATTAAAATAAATTATGAAAAAGGTAGAGTTAGGTGGTCAGAATCGACCAATCAGGTTTAGTTATTTATGCTTAAAAGCAATTTGCAATAAGTTGGGATTAAAGCTAAACGAGTTAAATCAGTTAGGTTCTGAGATAGACCACATTGGAGTTATTGCTTATTACGGTTTAAAATACGGAGCTAAGAAAGATGGTCAAAAGTTTGCTTATAAAATAGCTGACATCGAAGAGTGGTTGGATAATGAAGACTTCTCTAAGTTAGGTGAAATATTTGAAGCGTTCCAACTCGACCAACCTCAAGCTGAGGGAAAGTAGTTGAGGGAGAGGAGATAGATTCCGAAGAGGGAGATATTGACTGGGATAAGCTAGAAGAGGTTGGTTTAGGGATGTTGGAGCTATCATACGATGAATTGTATGGCTTAACTCCACGTTCCTTTAACAATCGCTTAAACGGCTTTAAAACGCACCAAGAGCAAATGTCACAGAACCAATGGGAGCAAACTAGAACTATATTAATGGGATGTTTGCAACCTCACTCTAAAAAGAATCTTAAACCTAAAGATATATTACCTCTTCCTTGGGACAAAAAGTATCAGCCGAAAAAAGAAATAGCTTCAAAAGAACACATACAAAAAGTACTAGAGAAGTACGATAAAATTAAGTTCAATAAAATATAAGAAGTAATGAGTTTTTCAGTAAAGACCATATCGATAATTATAGCAGCTAACGTAAAGGGGCTAGAAAAAGGGATGGGTTCGGCTAATAAAAGTTTAGCTAGATTCTCTTCTCAAGCAGCTCGTATGGGTTCTATGTTGACTTTTGGTGTTACAGCTCCTTTAGCAGCACTAGGTAAAGCAGCCGTAGACACCTTTGTTGAGTTTGAGGATGGTATGATGAAAGTAGCCGTAGTAACAGGTGCTACTGAGTCTGAAATGAAAAAACTAGAGGGTACAGCGAGAGAGCTTGGTAAGACAACTCAATTTACTGCTTCTGAATTTTCTGAACTACAACTTATATTAGGTCGTAAAGGTTTTGATCCTAGCCAAATAATGGGTATGCAAGAAGCTATAGCTGATTTAGCTTTAGCAACTGGTGAGGGTTTAGCCATAGCAGCAGAAACCGTATCAGCTTCCATAAACGCTTTTAATTTAGAAGCAACCGATGCAGCTAGTATAGCTAACACTTTAGCTTTAGCAGCAGCCAAGTCCTCTATACAACTTAACACTTTCTCGACTGCTTTTGGTCACGCAGGAGCTTCGGCAAATGCTGTGGGAGTTTCCGTAGAAGAGTTATCTGCTATGATGGGTGTCCTTATGGATAGTGGTATTAAAGCTTCTAAAGCAGGTACAGGTTTAAGGACTATATTTATGGAACTCAATAAAGAGGGCGTTCCATTTACAGGTATATTGGAGGATATGGCTTCGGGTACATTATCGCTTGATGATGCCTATGCCTTGGTAGGTAAAACTGCTGCCAATCAATTACTTATACTTTCTCAGAACTTAGATAAAGTAACTGAACTTACTACTGAGTACGAAACCAATACAACTGCCCTCGGTAGAATGGCAGATAAAATGGAATCTACCACTCAAGGTAAGATTAAGAAGATGCAATCTGCGATAAACGAATTGCAAATTGTTTTTGGTGAACTTTTAGCGGAAAGATTACTACCTGTAATAGAAAAGATAACAGAATTAGCAAATACATTTTCTGATTTAGATAAAGACACTCAAAATACTATATTAACTGTAGCAGGAATCGCCGCTAGTTTAGGGGTTTTATTATTAGCTGCAGCTGCTATAGTACCAATAATTACGCTTATAGGAGGTGCTTTGGCTACTATGGCAACGGCGGCAGCTCCAGTACTTGTAGCTTTAGCTACCTTTGATGGTATAATGACACTAATAGCAGCCTCATCAATTCTTGCGGTTAGTCATTTTAGTTCACTATCAAAAGAAGCAGATAAATTAGCTGATGCTCAAAAAGAATTAAATAAAGAGATGGATGATTTCCGTATGCTAAATGCAGGAAGCGGAACAGCTTTAAGTAAAATCTCTAAAGGTATGATAGCTGCTAAAAAAGCGGCTGATGATTTATTTTTATCTCAAAGAGCTTTAAAAAATCAAGCAAATAAAATAACAGCAAAAAAAATAACATCTGTTGGCGATTTTTCAACAGACAAATCTGAACTTAATGGTGGTAGAGTAGATACATCTTCTGATAAAACACAATTTTCAGCATTAGAATTAACTAAAATTGGGGTATTATTAGATGTTTCAGCCGAACAAATAACACGCTTAAATGAGTTAGGAACGGATATGCTTTCTAATTTCTCTGAGGGTTTTGTTAGTTTGTTCGAAAAACAGACTAGATTTGTAGAGGTTAACGGAGTTATGGAGGAACAAACCATAAGTTTCGGTGAAAAATTTGGTACTTTTGCTAAACAATTCATAATAGACATAGGTAAGATGATAGCTAAAGCACTTATATTCGCAGGTTTAATGCAATTAACAGGTTTAGGTGGTGCTAAATCATTTGGTGGAAGCTTTATGAAAGTATTAGGTTTTGCCGATGGAGGGCGACCACCTGTAGGTAGACCTAGCGTAGTAGGAGAGCGAGGTCCTGAATTATTTGTTCCAGGTTCAAGCGGAACGATTATACCTAACCACGCTTTAGGCGGTGGAGGTGCAACTGCAATTCCTGACGTAAGAATAACAGGAGATGATTTATTAATAGTATTCGATAGAGCGCAACGAAGAAAAGGTTACAGATAAAGAAAAAGGTATGGCATTTGGAAAGATTAGAAATAGTTTAATTAAAGGCGAAAAAGGGACTATTTGGTACGTTGATATTTACCAAAAAGACTTTGTAGGTACTTCTACTGAATTTGATATGCAAGGCGAGGGTTTTGTAATTAAATGGTCAGGAAGTGGAGGTACAAGAGATAGAACTTTTATTGGCTCTGAATGTATTTTAAATGTTTATATTAAAAACAATTCTGATGAAAACTTTCTTTATAACGATCTATTAAAAAAAGGAGAAAAAAATCACTACATAAAAATATATAAAAACGGAACAACTGAAAATGAACTCTGGTGGTATGGTTGGATTCAACCTGGGTTTGATGCAATACAAAACACACCTTACCCTTATGTTAGTAAGATAACATCAACTGATTCTTACGGATATTACACTAAATTAAAAAAAGACACACTTTCAGGAGAGGGAGAAAAAAACCAACCGAAATCTATTGCTGATCATATTTTTGAGTTTGGTAGTGTAATGGATATAGATGGAGTAGACACACCAATCGGAGCCTCTAAAAATTGGGTTCGTACGGCTATAAATTGGTGGCGACCACAAGATTACGGTGCAGCAGCCACTACAGGACCTTTTTATGTTTACGGAGCTGCTAAAGGAGCTTTTGCTAAAGAAACAAAATATGACGATGAGGGTGATATATCAAATTTCGATGAAGCTTATAACTATAAAAGGTCTGATGTTTTTAATGGCTGCTTAAAAACATTTAATACAATAGGATTTTTAGCGGAGGGTTTTTATAACTTTCTACAACCTAATACTTTATTTGACAATGAACAAGGTACGTTAAATGTTATAGAGGGTGGTTATCAAGCAACAACTCCAAGTAACATAAATACAGTTTTAACAATAGATCAAAGCTCTAATGTAATTCTAGGTGGTAGTGCATTTACTTACGAACCATCTTACGAAAGTGTAACTGCTGATTTTATTTTAGGTGGAACTGATTTTTTTATTAGTCCTACAGCAGATTTAACAACTTCATTTATAGCAGGGGGTATTCAAGTAGAAACAAATCAAGCAGGATATCTTACTTTAGATTTTTCTGCAAGACATATTGAGAATTTTTTAGCAAGTGATTTTACTTTTGGTACAACAGCACCCGATGGAGGACCTTACAACCAAACACCTACGGTAAGAAATAGTTCTTTTTTAACTACAGCAACTTTAGTTATATCTGTAACTAATGGCGTTACAACTAAATACCTTACAAATCAAAACTTAAACACACCTACTGAATTAAAGTGGGTGACTAATCCTGCAACAGTAATAATAGCAAGAGGTTATAATAACGATTCTGTTAATAATGCTTTACAGGCAACTTTTTCTGATGGTCTTGTAGCTAATAGTATTGTAACGCAAGGTGTTCCTGTAACAGGTGGTAGTATAATAATAAACGACTCTACAGGTCCTTGTTCGGCAGGCGTTACTCCAGGTAGTTTTGGTCTTGGAAAATCTTTCAGTACCCAGATTCATTTTGTTGCTAATATTGAACCGCCAAATATTCAAGGAGATATTTCAATTCAACTTACAGCAAATAACGATTATTACCAAGTGGGAGAGTATTTGAATGGATCCCAACCGCAATTTTCTTATCAAGACATAACCAACCCTACTCCTACAAGTGAAAGTACAACTTGTGTAAGTATAAATTTATCCGTAAATGGTAACACAGAATTTGAAGATGTAGCAGGTGGTTTCCAATATTCTTCATCTCAAACAGAAGTACCATCTTCAGAGTCTTATGATTTAGGTGAGTTACAATTAGGTGGTACGGAACTAAATAAATTATACTCTATACAGAAACAAGTAGCTACTCAATGGGGACCCGTTGTTGACTTTCAGGTAGGTAATCCTGCTGTACCTAATCTTAGAAATATAACTCAACTACTGACTCACGAGTTTTTAGCTCTACAAATAGAGCCGTTAGAGATATTACAAGCTGAAATTCAATCTAATAACATATCGCCTCTTCGCTTGTTAAAGTACAGTTTAAATGACGATGAAGCTTTTAAGTTGTATTCTTTTTTAGGCGGTACATTTAAAGCTCAAAGCGAAATAATGAGCGGTGAATGGTATAACGTAGGTAGAGGGGCTGAAAGCACTATTATAGTTGACAACACACCTGCTTTTAAATCTTTAATACTTCCTAACACACAAACCCCTTCAAGTATAGTAAATCAAAATGTCCTACAAACAAGTTCAATTTATGACAGTAACTTGGCTAGTGATAATTACGGTATTACTGATACAATTATAGGTTCGGGATTTGCGATAGATAAGTTTGAAATAGATGGATTAACAAGTGCTAAAATTTACGATAATCAAAAATTAAGATTGAGTTATCCTGATGGAACAAATGGTGTTATAGTAACATCTCGAAGTGAAATTGCTGTTGGAGTAACTCAAATACTAGTAGATAGTTTTATTCCTAATTTAATTTATCCTATAGGAAGTGTTATTTCTTGTGTAAATTCAGATTTAACCAACATAATTACAGGTGGTGGAACTCCAGGAGGCTCAAATAAAGAGGTTCAATTTAACGACAGCGGAGCGTTTGGAGCTGAGGCAGGTTTTGAGTACGATAAAACAACTGACTTCTTAAATGCTGACAATATAGAGGGTAGACATTATGGAGAAAATACAGGGTTTAGAACTCAAACAGTAGGATCTGTATTTAAATATATGCTTGCGCCTAGTGACTTTAGTGTTTCTGCAGACCTTTCAGCAAATATTTACACAAGAAACAGCGGAGGAAGCATACAACCAGATTCAACCGCTGGTAGGGATAACGATATTTTTGCAATGGTCTTTTTACCTATTGGTTATAGGATTACAGGCTTTAGAGTTACAACAAGTTCATCGCTTTCTGTTTCTTTGACTAAAGGCGATATAAGTAACACAACGATTACAAATATATTTACAGGTACAAGTAACATAGGAAATTCACTTACAACTACTGAAACAATAGCGGTTAGTAAATACTACCTTTTAAAGGTTGGAGTTTCTGCAACATCAGATGCAATTTACGGAGGAGAGATTTTTTTAGAAAAAATTTAAAGGTGTGGGAGGGCTTGGTTTTTGCTACCTTTTTCTTCCTAGTTCTCTCACAACCTTTTACAACTTTAAACAATTAATTAACAACAACAACTAAACACTTAAATTATGGGATTCATTCCAACTAACAAAGTAACACAACAAGCAATTCACGCAGTAGTAGTTGACCCTGCTGTATTAGAAGTATTAGTAACGCCTGGAGCTGTTCTATACATTGGTACAGGTGGAGATGTTAAAGTAACAACTATATCAGGCGATGATGTTACCTTTAAAAATCTAGCAAGCGGTTCTGTATTAGCAGTTCAAGTTAAAAAAGTATTTAATACAGGTACAGATGCAGCGGACATATTAGCCTTATATTAATCTAATTTAAACTTTTAAATTATGATAATATCATTCACAAATGTAATAGGAGCAATCCGAAACGTAGGTAAGTCAATTATTACTAGCGGTTTGAAGATGTGGCTTGGATTTAGAACGAGTGAAACATTAGGTAGGGAGTTGGTTGTTAATGGTGACTTCGCTACTGATACAGATTGGACTAAGCAAGCAGGTTGGACTATTTCAGGTGGCGTGGCTAATGTTGATACGTCTGTAGCAGGAACGACTAACTTGATAAGCACAAACTTATCTTTAACTATTGGGAATAGATACGATGTTGAGTATTACGTAGATAGTGCTTCAGGGAGTGGTCTAAGGGCTACTGTTGGAGGTGTTAACCTTAGTAATTTTTCGGTAGCAACAGGTAATATAATAAAAACTATTACAGCTGTATCTACTGATGGATTTTTGTTAGTAGCTTCAAATTCAGGTGGAACAACTTTAGCTCAAATTTCAAACGTATCCGTAAAAGAAGTAGCCCAATTCGTTCCCGACAAATCAGGTAATTCAAATGTAGGCAAATTGTTTACAGGTAAGGCTCTTGATTTTAATGGTTCAGTAGATAATGTTGAAGTTCCAAACTCTTCAAGTTTAAATGTTGGTACTGATGATTTTACTTATTGTTTTTGGATTTATATAAATTCAGCTAAATTACAAAGAATAATTGATAAAAGAGATACAAGGGGGTTTACTTTTTATTTAGACTCAAGTAATGTATTAAGAGTGGAATTAAACGATGGAACAAGCAATGTTCCCTTTACTTTAGGAACATTAACTTCAAGTGTTTGGCAACGAGTTGTTATATCCGCAGATAGGAATGGTAATGCAATATGTTACATAAATGGTATTGCTCAAACACCTGTAGATATATCATCTAAAAGTGGAGATTTAACTGATACAACATCTTTATTTATTGGAGCAGACGCCCCTGGTGGATCAGGTATACATTTCGATGGTTTTATTACTGATATTCAATGGTACGACACAATCTTAAGTCAAGCCGATGCAACCTTCGATTACAACAACCCTAATCATCTCGTAACGGACAACACTAATTCGACTATTGCTCTATCTAATTTAAAAGGCTATTGGGCAATGAGTGAGGGTGCAGGTTCGATTGCTTACGATAGTTCAGGAGAAGGCAACAACGGAACGATTAACGGAGCTACATACGATGACAAACAACCTACCATACCTCAGTTGGGTATGATGGATTGGGCTAAAAGTGGTTCACCTGAGATAATCCTAATCCAAGCGCCTAACAACAAAGGCTTTGATATATTAGGTAATCCATTAAGACTAAGAGAACATAGTTTTAACTTGGGTGGAAGTGGTTACGCTGAGGTGGCTGATGATAATTCGATCGACTTTGGTACGGGTGATTTTACTATTGAAACTTGGCTTAAGGCTAGTTACTTATCGGGAGGTAGTAGTTTAAATTCTATAATCGCTTTAGGTGGAGCTATGACAGATGTAGGTTCTGCAGGTATTGGAGTTTTTAATACTACTAGTAAATTCGCAGGGTACGTTGGTAGTATACCTTTCTACTCAAACGATGTATTTAATTCAGGTGATTGGTATCACGTAGTTATTACTAGAGATTCATCGCTATGCACTATGTACGTTGATTCTGTAGCTCAGACTGACACAGCAACAACTAATGCTAATATTACGAATAGTCTAGTAAAGTATATAGGTAGAGATTCATTAAATACTAGATTTTACAGTAACCTAATAGACGACTCAAGACTATATAACAGAGCTTTAACTCAGGAGGAAGTTACTCAGAATTATAACGCAGGATCAACTACTCATTCAGCAGGCTCATCATTTAGCGATGATTTTTCAAGCGATTACGGTAATTAAAAAACAAACAAAATGGCAAAAAACGATTACAAAGCAACATCAATTAGAGATAGATATAAATCTTTAGTTAAAAGAAATACTTTAACCAAAGTCGCTGTATCTAGTGATGAAAAAAGAACACGAGCTGAGTTATTAGATATGATTGAGGATATGTTTGAAACTAAAAACGCTAACATTACAGCGGAAAAACTTCGAGCTTTCTTTCATATATTAGTAAAATCCGTTGAAAATAAATCGGATGATGTTTTAAATTTAAATAATGCAACCACAGTTTCTAGTCTACCAACAAGAGAGCCAAGAGATGCAGGTTTTTTATGGAATGATAGAGGAACAGTTAAAATATCGTAAATATGAGAGGAAATGTATTTCTGTGTTTAGATAACACAACATTCAATAAACTAATTCCAAACGAATTGGTAGGTACTTACGGAATACCTGAGTACGATGAAGAGGGTATTCAAAACGGTGTAACACATCCAACCTTTAAAGAGCTTGGAGAATACAATCGTAGAAAGTTTGGTCATAACCCTATGGTAAAAATAGGTAAAGCTAAGTTTTATATTATTCAACTCGAAGCTAGTTGGCTTAATGGTGAATTAAGTTCTTTACTTAACCTTGGAAAGAATAAAGCTTATCCTAAAAATTGCTTAATGACTAGATCAGAAGCATCTACATTTCTATCTGAACATCAATCTGAAGAGGTATGAAAAGGTATTTTAGACAATGGTTAGAAGCAATGTTAAGTCTAGTGAAAGATGGATAAAGACTTGATAAAAAACATAGCAGTAAATGGTGGTGCTATAGGAATAAGCTTCACAGAGGTAGAAACAGCGTTAAGATTCGCTGCTCTACTTTTGGGTATTGCTTATACTATATTTAATTTTTATGTAGCTTATAAGAAGAATAAGAAAGTATGAGTAAATTAGTTGATATACTTGGCGGTAATGTTTTGAAGTCTGTAGGAGAAATCCTAGATAACCTTAACACATCTAAAGAAGAAAAGCTGTTAGCTAAACAAGCTATGAAAGACTTATTAGTTAAAGCTGAGTCGCAAGCCCAGGAGCAAGTAAGTCGTAGATGGGAAGCTGATATGAAAGCGGATAATTGGTTATCTAAGAATATAAGACCTTTAATACTTATATTCCTTACCTTTATCTTAGTCCTACTTTCTTTCTTAGATGGCAACATAGGTGGGTTTACTATCAATGAAGCTTACAAGCCAATATATCAAACTTTACTTATAACTGTTTACGCTGCTTATTTTGCAGGTAGGTCTATAGAGAAAATTAAAAAATGATAAAAGGATATTTAACAAGGTTAATTGATGATGGTAATCAGACTCTAGGTGTGTTAACTTTATTTGATGGATTGGATAAGATTTTTGAGTGTAAGACTTTAGAGCTTCCTTGGAAAGATAATAAAACTAACGTAAGTTGTGTTCCTAAATCTGTTTATAAAGTCTTACATAGAACTTCTGAAAAGTACAAAAAACACTTTATATTGCAAGATGTTCGAGATAGAAGATACATACTTATTCATCAAGGAAACTTTAATACAGACACAAGAGGGTGTATTCTTGTTGGCTCTAGTTTTAGACAGGTCAACAACGATTCCCTACTGGATATTACTTCATCAAAACGAACTCTCTCTCAATTACTCGAAGCAACCGAGGGAGAAGTATTTGAATTAACTATAACCTAAAACTACTATGCCTACATTACCTAAAGGTCGAGGAAGAGCGAAAGCAGTAGACCACAACAAGTCTTGGGGTGGAGATACTTCGTTCTATCGTGGTCCTGAATGGCGTAGGCTTAGGGGTTGGTGGATTAATCAATTTCCTTTATGTCTTCATTGTGAAGAAGAGGGTAAAGTTGTTCCTGCTGATGTAGTTGACCACATTAAACCAATCAAGCAAGGAGGTGCTAGTCTAAGTGCCGATAACATTCAATCGCTTTGCCACTCGTGTCACAATAAAAAGACTTATGCAGAAAACAATCCACAGATTTCGGAGTAACTATGAGAAAGTTGTTTGCGGTAAACTTGACGAACAGAATGTACCTTTTGAGTACGAAACTGTTAATCTTCATTATGAAGTTTCCGAACAACGTAAGTATACTCCTGATGTTATTTTACCGAATGGTATTATATTAGAGTTAAAAGGTCGTTTCACCACAGCAGACAGGAAGAAGATGCTGCTAGTAATAGCACAGCACCCCGACAAGGATATTCGTATGGTCTTTCAACGACACACAAACAAGTTGTTTAAAGGTAGTAAGACGACCTACTCTAATTGGTGCGATAAGAATAACATTAAGTGGGCAGATAAAATGATCCCAGTAGATTGGATAAACGAAAAACCTAAATAAAAGATGAATAAAGAAGAAGAAGAATTAAAGAAAACAAAAGAACGCAACGAAGAAGTTGCAAGAAACACTTGGGATAGTTGGATAGTTGACTTAACTGATCAAGACCAACCCGAAACGTGCGGCATTGACGATGACGATTGTGAAGCGTGTGGGTCGTAAAAGTATAAAAGGAGCTATTAAGCTCCCTTTTTTATTTCTTGTATAATCTTTTCTAGATACACAGCCAAGTCCATTGCCTCTTCTTGAGCGTGTACAAGCCAATCTAAGCGACTTAAATCCGTTCGCTCCATCGTAGTGCCATATTTAGACTTACCTACCTCTGCTCGCTTTAAAATCTTAGCGACTACTTTCTCTTCTATTATACTCATCTGTCTTTAATTATTTCGTAAAACTTTGGGTTAATTCGCTTAATCTCTTTTTGGATTAGCTTCCAGGCTTTTGCTACTTCCTTGTCGCCTCCAATATCTAATCTGCTTTTTGTGCCTGAATTGCACACGTTAGATGCGTTTTGCTCTAATAGCTTTGCGATTTCTTCGTTCATAGTTTCTTAGTTTTTTTCAAATATATAAAAAAAAAGGACAACTCCGAAGAGAAATCCTTTTTACTAGAAACTAAAAACGCTATAACGAGGGGATAATAGCAGAATGCTCAAATATAAAATAATTTTCCTTTACTATAATCAATAAAGGTAACGTACTTGTGAACAAATCTACGTCTTGAGAACTCAGTAGATTCAGGCATCGTCTTCCATTGCCATTTATCTATCTTTAATTTATTCAGATTAAAAACTAAAGCTTTATCATCATTAAAGAAATTGAAGTATAGACCTTGTGAGCCTTTTTCGTTTTTGGTTCTTCTTAGGATGCGTTCATACTTGTGCATCTCCAGGAGTAAACCGTCAGTATAATTCTGAACAGCATAATCCAAAGTGAAGTTACGTTGTTTCATCTCACAATAATACTTAATATCGTTAAGCTCGTAAGTGAAATCCCAAAACGATACCTTACTTTCGGTTGGTGTATAAATTACATCGTAACGATCCGCCCACCTATCCAATACTTCGTATTCTTTCTTAGTCATATCTAAATTTTAAAGTCCACAAAAACCACTATCACATTCAGAGAAATCATCAAAAGACAACTCAGACTGTGGGTTGTATTTCATTATTTCCTTGTAAGATACGTCTTTTCTAAACGTATTAGGTGAATTAATCTCTTCCATTTTAGCAAACCATTCTATTTTATTTGGGTGTTCTTGATTCATTTTATTTAAAAACATTGGGCTTCTGTGAAAGCATCCAACACAATTATTGTAATAACCTTTAGGAAAGTCTATATCATTATTTTTATTCCAGTATTCTTGTATTGCTCTATTATCTACACCATTATCAATTAAAGGGAAACTAGGTTTTCTCCACTCTACCATACCCCACTTATTACGAGTACCACTTTTACCTACAATTACTTTAATTTCTTCGTTACCATTCTCGTTTAATTTATTTAACATATTGTTTTGTCTGCGTTCTTCTCCTTTTCTAAAACCTATTCTCATATCGCAAACTTCATTAATGTTTTCTTTCCACCACTTAAAAATAGGTATCATCTTTAAATGAGTAGTGCAATACCGAACCATCATATTAGGTAAATAACCACCTTTGTAATCAATAACATCTTCGAATGTTTCTCCAGTAACCCAATCAATATCTATCTTTTCAGAAAGTTGTAACATAATTTTAATGATAGCGTCTTGCTCTGTTGTTCCTACAAACTCACAACCTATCTTATCGCTTACAATTTTCCTTACCTTAGCATCAGGGTACATACACGATTTATCATTTGTTCTTACTAAACTAAATACATTGTAGTCAGCAGGGTGATTTAAAGCTATATAACTTGAGGATTTACCTCCACTTAATGAGTTAACTGTTTTCATCTTAGTAATCTTTGTTTAGTTTATTAACAAGGTCTAGTTCGGCTTTCAACTCTATAACAGCATTAGCCATCTCCATCTCATTCGCTTGGGCTAGTAAAGACTCTCTCTTGTAACCCATCATCATCGTGTACACATAAGTAAAAGCAAACGAACTATCCTCTAACACGTTTAACCTCTTTCTTAGCTTTTCTGCTTGAGGGTGATTAGCAAAGTCTATGTACTGATTTCTCATTTGAACAACCTCTTTTTGGTGTGCTATAAACTTATCCATACTGTTTATCTCATCCATATTCGGGTCTTGTTCTCTAAGCAACTGTAGTGCTTTCATTGTCATCTCATCTGCCATAACTATAAGCCTTCATCCATACACCAAATTGGTCTGTTTTTACCAACATAAAAGCCTATAACATTGTATTGAAGGTTATCTACAATATCAAAATAACAAGGGGCTTGGTCTGTATCTGTTACACTACATAAGTCTATAGAAATACATTCTTTGTAAGAGTATATTAATCTATTTGCTTGAGAACAATGACCGATTACGGCATCATCGTATCCATCTGCTATTAAAAATTTAGACTTAGGGTTGTTCGCAATAATTTTCTCTAAATTACTCATAGTTTTTAAAATGTGTTGTTAGTTTTTAATTTTATTTCTGTTGCTATAATAACTTCTAAACATAATTCATAAGGTATTTTAGACCTATTGTAATTACCTTTAATACCCTGGACTCCTGTACTACTTCCTCTTGGAGCAGGTTCGTGATGACATTTTTTATTACCATTAAAACATTCAGTTCTTGGATGCCATCCTATTGGATTAAAAATAGAGTAAATATTGTTAGACCAAATATCAGTAGGTTTAGCAGTTACTTCTCCATAGGTACAATACCACACAGTTGTTCTTGGTACTCCCTGCATAAAAGATTGCTTTCTTAAAGTTGCTCTTGGATTCTCTATATAATAAATACAATCAAAATAGTTAATTATTTTTAAAGTATTTCTGACCAAGTTATCACTTTTAAAAGCAAAGTCCGATTTATTCTTACCTAGTGGTCTATGATGACTTATTGCTGCCATAGAGTAAGTAGTACAAGGCGGGCTAGCCCAAATCATATCAGGTTTAAAAGGTATGTCAGATGGTATTAAATTCTCAATATCTTTAGCTAAACTTATACCTTCAAAATCTTTTAAATCTACACTAAAAACCTCGTGACCTCTTTCTTCTGCTACCTTACCAATACTCCTACTACCTGCAAATAATTCTAATATCTTCATAACTAAAATATATCGTTAGTTTTTAATTTACTATCTACCATTTCAATCGGATCAATTGGACTTCCGTTCTGATTTAAATACCTAAATCTGCGTGTACCATAATGGTAAAACAAAGCGATTGGACTTGTTTCAGGCGTAGGAACTCCGACTAACTTCTGAAACTTAACCTTTTGTATATGAACCTCAGTTTGATTCCATTGCTCCGATTGTGGGTTACGGTGAAACACAATAAAGTTATCTGCCCTGTTACCAAACATAGAACCATACTCTACATCGCTCATATTCGGAGCAGGTCTAGAACCATCATCGTTTCGTCTTCGGTTAGCTGCCGTTCCTGGGTGTACCACAAGGTAAAAAGCTATCTTATTCTTTTTAATAAACCTCCTAATATTACTTAAAGCGTCGTAATAGTAATCGTACTTAGATTGCTTCTCTCCTGCTTTTAAATCATTAAGTGGGTCTAAAGATACACCATCGATAGGAGTCACTTGCATATAGTCTTGAAATGCTCCTAGCACATCTTCTACGGTAGGTGTTTCATCAAACGTAAGAACCGTAAAGTGTTCGTAAGCCCAATTAATACCTTTAAGATACTCTTCTTGATTAATTCTATCGTTGAAATCTCTATCGGCAGTACCACCACAAAACATCTCAGCTATATCAATCATTAAATCACCTACAGGTTCGTTTTCAGGGCAGTACATTAGCCACTTCCAACCGTAGAGTTTAGCTGACATTATCATTAGAAAAAGTTGAGAGGTGGTCTTACCTATGTTGGCAAACCCAGTCATAATAGTAAGCTCTCCTTTTCTAAACGTATAGTGAGGGTCAAGTGGTGATATGCCTGTAGAGAGTCCTTTAGAGTACCCTTTAGTGTATATCTTCCTACAATAGTCGTTCACCTCTTGCTTCGAGGTTATTCTGTAAGAAGCCATTAGTTTTTCATTGCTTGAAGTTGACCACCTAAATAATCCGAATCAGGCTTACCTTTTTTATTCCTAGCAATCCATCCCGAAGCTGACATCTTCCAATTCTTCATTTTAGTTTTCCCTACTAACCAATCTTTTGACTCGTAGAAATAGTAAAACTTCTCACCTTCTATCTTTGAGCTACCTTTTAGCTTGAAGTAGTCAATAACTTCGTTGATGGTGCTAGGTATGTTAGGATTAACCTTAGGCTTGTAATCCTTCACCTCTAATTGAGGTACTATAGATTTTTCTTCCCAAGTAATGTTGTTTGCGATAAGTATCTCCAGGATAGACTTATGCACTCTATTATTCTCGTTAAGCTTACCTCCGTATTGGAACTCAATAAACTTAGTTAAGTACCATTTACCATTGGCAAGCTCTAAAATACGTTGTTTGTCGGAATTAATCTCTTCTAAGAACATATTTATGTCAATCCTAGCACCTAAGATTAACTCGAACATTCTCTTATTAGGCTTAAATATACCTGCGTGATTACAATTATCACAAACGTAAATCCAAAATAATTTGTGTGGGTTTTTAATCTCTAAGAACCAATCTTCGCTCCACTTAGCGGTGTCCGTAAATCGTTTAGCCATCATTATAATTTTTTTTAGTTTCTAGTTAAAAAAAAGAATAGGAGTCGCACGAAGCGACCCCCATCAATTAGTATTTAAAATGGTAAATCCGAAGCTTTATGGAATCCATCGCTTGCACCTACTGGAGCAGCTTCCTCAACATCTGCTTTAGTTGTAAATACTTTCCACGCTTGTAGATCCGTATAGAATTTATCGTTGTACTCTCTTGACTCAGCATTAAAGCTAACGTCTACCTTTTGACCAATCTTATTGAACTTCATAAAATTGTCAACTTTCTCTTCACCAAATACTGTGAACGCAACTGTCTTAGGGTAATCACCCTCAGTTTTTATTGCAAAAGTTAACTTCTTCCAATCGTTCCCCGATTTAGCTGTTCCTGTTTGTACTTCACTAACTTTAGTGATTGTACCATTCATTTCTAAGTTACTCATTACTGTAGTTTTTGTTGTTTATAATCGTTAATAACTTCTTGCATAAATGTAGCAATTAATTCGCTATTATTCATCTCATCTATTAATATTTCTTTTAAAATATCGCCATCCGTTGATAGGTAAGCCCTAGAGATGTATTCATCTTCTCCTTTTGCTTGCACAGAGAGTACTAAATACTCTTCACAGTTCTCAAATATCTCTTCGTGCGCCACATCTACTCTATCTATTTTCATAAATCGACATTATTTCGGTTACTTTTTCTTGCACCATTGAGGGCTTACTTAACACATCTCTTAAACTATTTCTAAGCATCTCAGTCTTAGTTAAATCTATATCACCGTTAAACTTAGCTTTCATATCAACAAACTCTTTATCGCTGTGGCAATAGTAGTTAAACTTCTTACGACTATTGATTACGGTAGCGTGGTCACAATTAGTTAAAGATCCAATTTCAGCTAAAGTAAATACATTTAAAGAACACAGGTAATACCTTGCTGAGTGCCTGGCGTTCATAATGTTTAATTCTCTTGACTTACCTAAGATTAATTCCCTTGGTACGTCCCAATGTTTAGACACTAAATTTAAAGCTACATCTAAAGCATCAACCCCTTGTCTTGATTGTTTTGTTGTCTTCATAGTTCATCGTGTATTATGTGGTTGTTTGCTTCAACAACCGTTTGACAATATTTGTTTTTCTTCTCTAGTAATTCTATGTACTCTTGTCTGCCTTGTTCTATAAAGTGTTCAGAACATCTAAAGATACCAATCTGATGAGGTGCGTTCGATTCAATCACTACAAAGATAAACTCCTTTGCGTTAAACCCATCTAAATAGAACGCTGCTTGCCTGTGATAAGCGTACCTGTAAGCACTCTTTCTGAAATCAGCTACATCTTTACCAGTAGTCTTAATATCGACTAGCACATCGCCTCCTGTAACTACTATATCCGCTTTACCTTTACACTTACTCATTGTGTTAAAGTCTAACCAAGTCTTAGGGACTTCTGTTTCGCAATTGTCAAGAATCTCTTTAAACTCTTTACAATTATATAGCTTTCTCTTTAGTTTAAGAGCTAACTGATATTGCTCCATAGTCATTAAATACTTGCGACCATCTTTACACTCTTCGTCTAACTTAATCTTCCAAGCTTTATTAATCTTAGATGTCATACCCTTATCTTGTTCAGGTCTATCGTCAGGATTAAATACAACAAAGTTCTCTTGGTACTTCTCAGGTTCAAGTATCAACGTGTGAACCAAAGCACCAAACCTAAGTGCAGGAGCGTCTATCTTCCCTCCGTTACGCATCTTCCAATAGTAAGCAGGTGAACGCTTAACGTACCCTAACTGTGAGTTTGTAGTATAGTCAAAATCTCCGTAGTACTCCTCGTCATTGTTTAAGTCTATCATTACCTGTCAGCTATTGATTTCAATACATCACTTGCGAACCTTAAAAAAGCAAACAAACAATGTATTATAAATATAGCCCAAATAAAATTAGGAGTATCTACGCTATCTAAAATCCAAAATAAAATAAGTTGTATCATCCTTTTGCTAATTTAATTTGCTCTAAAATAACCGTAGACATTTCCTTGTTCATCTTATACTTAGGTATAGCCATCTCTACCTGGGCTACCTTACCTTGCTCAATGGCCATAAGCATTGATTTGTATATAGTTTCAGTCATCTTAGTTTCGCTAGGCTTCTTATCTCTAATTCGTAACGCATCGACTACATCGCCAAAAGCTTTTACACCTTTCTCAACGTAAAGAGTTACACTTGATCCAATCCAGTCTTCTACCAATCCACTACCTGCAACTTTCTCTATCGCCTTTGCATTGGTTCGGTTAAGTATCATAGGCTTATCAAACTCGTTAAAGTTTACTACAAAGCAATCTTCCTTACGACCTGCCTGACCTGTTACCTTAGCTGTATCTACACCTTTGATAGATACTACCACTTCTTTCTTACCATCAAGTGAGTAAGAACCTAAGTAGTCATAGTTAAACTGTTTCTTCCAATGTCCATTCATAATTTTTAGTTTTAATCGTTAATAAAAAGGGGGGGTGGTATAAATTCTGTGTGTGTGGAAGCTCCAAAATGCAACTTTCACTATTCACACCTTACTAGCGTATACTATATAGCCTAGTATATATATGTTTTGCCATAGAATCTACTATATCAGTAAAGGTTTTAGATAGTTTATCTTTAGGTATTACAGTACCATCTCCTAATTCAATTGTAAATTCTATTTCAGGGTAATTATCACCCATAAAAACTTTAGGGTAGTAAGTAACCTCTATTAGTAATTGCTCAGCCTTAATAGACTCGTTTGAGTTCCATAGACAGAATATCATCGGTCTAATCTTTTCAATTAAAATCTCCTCTCTTGTCATCGTTATAAGTTTTTAAGTTTTTAGTTCTGAACAAATGTAAACTAATTTATTTAATTAAGAAATATTATTCTAAATTTTTTACAGAACTCCGAAAGTAATTAGTTTTTTAGTAAACCATAGAATTTAGCCTCCCTCCAGGTGGTAGGGGAGGGGCAGGTAAATAACCCAGGTCTTTAAGTATATAATTTATTATATGTATTGATAGGGGAGGGGTTAACGGATCAAATTTTGATAAATGCAAATTTTTAAGCATTTTTTTATTTAAAAATATTTTTGTATACGCGAGCTTGCGAAAAGAATGTAAATGCGTACGCACGTTTTTTCTTTTATTTTATTTGGTAGTTTTTAACATTTGTTTATATTTGCCTTATTGTTAACCTAAAAACTAAAAACGATGAAACTAACAAAACCCGATTTAATTAAAGAAATAAACTTTCTTATAAAAGAAACGCACAACAATCAAGACAAATTAGATTTGCATACATTTAACCTTAATGAGTTAAATGTTATCCTTACTGAGTTAAAAGAAAACTAAAAAATAAAGCTATGGAATTTACTAAAAACGATTTAATCGAATTAAAGCACAATCAAATTTTGACGCAAAATAGTAAGATGCGCAAAACGTCTAAAGAAAATAATATAAGATTGTACAATTTTGGGATTACAGCTTACAAATCTCATAGTACGGGAAAAATCACGTGCCCATTTGCTGATACGTGCGTTTCTTTGTGCTATGCGAACAAAGGTAGTTACATTTGGACCAATACGAAAAAAGCATATGAAAAACGTTATTTGCTTTCTAAAGATAGTGAGCTGTTTAAAGCAAAGATGACTGATGCAATAACAAGACGAAAGGCGACGCATATTAGAATACACGACAGCGGAGATTTTTACAATTTTGAGTATATAAAAAATTGGTTCGAAATAATGCTACAATTCCCAAATGTGAAATTTTATGCATATACTAAAAGCAAAAAATTGTTTGATTTGGTAAGCGGGAAACCTAGCAATTTTGTACTAATTTATTCACTAGGTTCTAAATTCGATAATTTAGTAGATGTCAACAAAGACAGACATTCTAAAATTTTCTATTCTATGGACGAAATGCAAAAACAAGGCTATGTAAATGCCTCATCTGATGATTTACTAGCAATCAATACCAACAACAACAAAATAGGTTTATTAATACACTAAAAAAAAAGCTATGCTATACCAAGTGAAACAAACAAGAAAAGAAAAGTACTTTTTTAATCTATTAGAAAGGGAAATGATGAATTCGTATAGTTTTGACAACTACAGCGAAGCTCTTTTATTTTGCCTTAGCGAAGAGATAAAACAATTCGATTGTATTGTATCGGATAAAGTAAAAACAAGCCGTAAAACGTACGAAAACTACTATACGCTTAAACAGTTTATAAAAGCCGCTACAATTAACCCAATGTGGTATTTAGGTACCCAGTCGGTAAAAGTAAATTTAGAAAACTATTATTTTTATTTAATCGGATCTGGTAAGTTAACTAAACTAAAAAAACACTAAGCTATGAATACTTTACAAGAAATTGAGGCAGCAAAAAGATTACTGAAAAACAACGGTTATTATATAGATAACCTTTGGCATATTTTAGATGTCAAAAATGAATCCTTTCAATGCTCAAATAGTCTTGCGTATGAAATTTTAACCGATGCAATCGAACAAGACGGAATTTATGAAAGTATTAATGAAAGTATTAACCTTATAGTAAATTGGGAAAAAAAGAATAGTATATAATAAACCAATCAAAACCAATCCAAACCGCTTTGCATTAATTTGTACGGCGGTTTTTTTTATGCCTTATAATTTAACCAATTTAAACCAATGTAAATAGCCTATATTAATACAATCTATTTAAGCTGCCTCTGAGCGGCTTTCTTTGTGCCTTATATATAAATGTATTGCTTATCTATTTAAGTAGCTCAGACACAGCTTAGAATGCTTGGGGTTGTATTGTACTGTATTGTATTGTATGTATATAACAACGATGTACATATACTATATTAACACTATTATATTGTATCAATATATATTTATTGTTATATATAAAATTAATTTAAATTATTTTACTAATAAATCTGTACTAATTACATCGTATTGTTATAGCCTTAAGTATACGAGCTGCACCCTAAGCATTCGTACTGATACTAACGACTATGCATACATCTAGTTATTTATATGAATAAATATTTATTTATATAGATAGGGGTGTGTTGAAGAT